AAACACTTACGTATTTAAACCACACTGCTATACCGTTTTACAATATTATTTGAAATATCATTTGGAACTTACCTATAAGAGTTAAACTAGAAATAAGAGGATCTAGTAAATGAATATACCTGAAGATGAGCGCATCATTAACGAACCTGAAATTATGGAATCTGAGAAGGGATCCAGAGTACCACAACAAAATTTTACTGGCTCATTTGAAAAATATATTGGCATTCCAGAAGACAATACAGCAAATACAACTACAAGTGCAACTGATATCGTGGAAGATGGTAAATCTTCACGAACTTATTCAGACGTTGTCCGTAGCTCCGGATCTAGAAAGACTGACCGTTCTAATCAATTTAAACATCGGAATGTGGGATCAAAAGTTGTTGCTTCTCAAACTAAAAGAACAACTCGTAGTGACCACAAACCAAGTAATAAATTATCGAAGAAGGCTGAAGCTCTTCAATTTGCAGACTTGGTTGCCCAAGTCCATGGAGCGAAAGATGCTCTTAAAGAATTTAAGAACAATGATCGTGAAACAGAACGTATTAATGAAGAAACACGAATCTATGAAGAACGACAACGAACCATTACAAGCAGAATTGATGCAGTCAACGATGCTTTGTCAGGACCTGGTATTACTTTTCGAGAATCATTTGGAAAAGTGTGCTCAAGAATTGCGACTGTGGCTGTTCAAGGTTGTACCGCATTATTAGTTACTAAAGCGGCTCAAAAGATTATTGGTAAACAATCATTAATCTCAAAAATTGTCTCCTTTACCGTTGGTGTTGCTGTTGCAGCTATGACGGCCGATCTTATTATTAAACCAATGACGAATTTGTTAAATAGATTGGATGAATTTGGTGTTATTAAACACAATTATCATGCAACTGAACTTAATTTTACGCATGAAGATGAGGAAGATCTAAGACCTGTCGGTATGGCACAGGCAGATGTCAAAATCCAAGACCCAATGTTAACAAGGATTAGACACACTAGAAAAATTGGTGTTTTTATCCCAACAATTTTTAAAAATTTAAGCATAGATTTGTTTCCTTTGCCCGATAGGATGTTTGATGCTTCTCTGGAAATCATAACAGAAATATCAACCCCTAAAAATATCAGTCTTTTTGAAGCGCCATCTACAATCAGTACAAGATTACGTAATACTTCAAATACATTACAGGCTGTTAATTACAATAAATTCAACTTGCTGAATTCTGTGGATCTTCACAACAATTCAGTGTTAGTGGCTTATGGAATTTATTTGGCAATGAAACAAAAACAAATAGCGTGCCCTTTTCCCAGGGAATCCAGTCAACAAGTGGTTTGAGGACCTGTTGCTATGGTTATAGGTATACTGAAGTTAAATTGGCTCCACTACCAGAAATAAAGAACGATTATAAATTTTACAAAATGCGGCACTGTGATGTTACTTTTCGCAGTCCGGTGTATGTTAGTTTAGGTTGTTACTTTATTGGTGCGGTTGCACCTCACCCAGATCCGGGTGACCCTATGACCATTTTGGCTGGAATTCGTAAACGCTTTGCTTTAAAACCACCCCGGGCTGAACCGGGTTATCTAGATAAATTTGCTCTTTTTGTACAAAGGTTCTGCAAGAAGAAACTTAAACCGCTTTTACCTGACGTTGATACTAGTTTTGAAACGTGGATAGAAAGTACCCCATACCCTGAATATCGCCGTGCTGAGTTAACACAGATAAACAAATCTGTCAACACGATATGGGAAGACAAGAAGTATTTTGATTGTAAAATGTTCCCTAAAGATGAACCCCATGAAACATATAAACATATTAGAAATATAAATAGTAGATCTGATCAATTTAAATGTAAGGTAGGACCAATATTTAAATTAATAGAAAACGAAGTTTATATGTTGCATCATTTTATCAAACATGTACCTTGTGTTAAACGACCTGATTATATTTACAATATCTTGTATCGTGAAGGTGCCGTGTATTATCCAACTGATTACACGGCATTTGAATCTCTTTTTGTTGCTGAACTTATGGAATCTTGCGAATTCATTCTTTATGATTACATGACTAAGGATCTACCTGAGCACGAAGAGTTTATGAGACTAATGCATGAAGTCTTGGCTGGCAAATTTAAATCTATTAACAAGTTTTTTACTGTTGAAGTGTCAGCAACAAGGATGAGTGGCGAAATGTGCACCTCCTTAGGTAATGGTTGGACAAATCTTATGGCAATGCTGTTCTTGTGTGAAGAACTTGGTTCAGAAGTTGATGGTGTTGTCGAAGGTGATGACGGGCTTTTTTCAATTGTTGGGAGAGCACCGACCGTAAAAGATTTTGCTAAATTGGGACTGATTATTAAAATGGAAACAGTTCTTAATTTAAATCATGCCAGTTTTTGTGGCTGTGTGTTTGATATTGGGGATCGTATAAACATTACTGACGTAGTTTATGTTCTTATAACGTTTGGCTGGACGACGCAGCGTTGGTCAAATTCTAGGGAACAAGTGCTTAAAGAATTATTAGTTTGTAAGGCCTATAGTTTATTATTCCAATATCGTGGCTGCCCCATTTTGCAGTCACTAGCCATGTACATCTTGAGGTGTACTGGTAATTTCGAAGCTAAAGTTCGTAAAAGCCTATTCTATCCAAAGAAAGGTATGAATTTATATGAGAGGTATAATTCATTTCCAGTATTTAAAGAAGTTGGCATAACTTTTGCAAAATTTGAACGTTTATCGCCTATTCCTGTTCCAGAGAATACGAGAATGTTGGTTGAGCAATTGTTTAAGGTACCAATTTATTTGCAGTTAAAAATGGAGAATTATTTCGATAACACTAATGAAATAAAGCCATTTAGTTTTCCAGAACTACTGCCGTTTTGTCATGATGATCAAATAGATTATTATCAAAAATACTGTCGATCTGTTAATATGTCAGATATTCACCGCCAGTCCGATTTCTTTTCATGCGGTTATGAAAAAGAATTTGATGTTAAAACATATTAAATTGGGTCCCATGGTTTGTTCCCAAAACGTTTTAAACGTGCTAAACAGAATGCCTAGAGACTGCACGGAGAAGCTATTAGTAGTTACCATGGGATGTACAGTCCTTTTGTTGTTTAAAGTATCCAATACAAAACAAATAAAAATAATGTATAAACGAAAAAGAGGCAACAATAATAATAGTAATCAAAAACGAAGCAGACCATTAGCTAATCAGCTTCGTGTTGCCAAATCCAAATTAAGGAAATCGGGAGGTCCACCTGCTCCGATTTATAGTCCAACAAAGTGGAATAAACCATCATCAGATAATTCTGTAGTCAAACAGAATGGTGCTGGTACAATTAGACAAATGGGCAAATCCATGCTGTATGGTTTAGGTACAGCATTATTGGGTCCAGCTGCAAAGATTTTTCAACCTGTTATAGATACCGGGTGTGATTATCTGGGCTCTTATTTGTCTGGGTCGAGCAATAACGGCGTCTTAGGCACAGCAGGTGTGCCAGGCGAAATAGTCCAGACCTATGTTATTGCCCCTGGTGCTATGTCAAACACCAGGATTTCTAAAATGGCCCAACTTTATCAAAGGTTTTTCTTTAATAGAGTTACAGTTAAGTATCTACCAGCTATAAATGTTACACAGTCAGGACAGATGATTGGGTTTTTTGACACTGATCCTGAACAGGTTGCACCGCCTGGTATAGCTGGAGTGAATTATGCTAATGCGCATGGTGGTACAATTTTTCAAATTGCTGAACCAGCCACCTTTATAATGCCAGTTGTGCGCGATAGAACATTTTATTGTGACTTTGATGGTGCCCTACAAGATGATGAAGAAAGATTCAAAATTCAAGCTATATTTTATGCAATGGTTGTTTCAGCTGTTCCAGCTTCAACTTCAATTGGTACATTTACAATTGAATATTCATGTGAATTTGAATTGCCTCAAATTGATTCATCGGATGTTTCAAATTCTGTAGGTTATTACGGTTATTCCCCAATAACTGTTGCTGCGGTTACTGCGGCCTCATCGCGATTTTTTCAAACACAATTGGCAGCCGCAACGTTCGTTTCTGCTACACTCACCGGGGCTTCATCGGCCAATGGGCGATTTTATGGTACTTGGGGTGATGGTTTAGGGCAGAACGGTATTTATTTTGATGGTTCAGATTCTGGGCTGGGTCCTTTTGATGCGTGGACACCAGGTTATTATACTTTAGCATTTACAGCACACCTTTCGTCTGGTACCTTAACTTTTGGTACCTTGTCAACAGCAGCGAATGTTTTTAAAAATTATGGTGATGCTACTTTTACATCCATTGGTAATTCTGCACATTATTCCAGTGTTGCTGCCGTTGATTGCTTTGTCGCTCAAGGATGGAAGATTTCAGGTTCATCCCAAAATAAAACAGTTTTTGATCCAATTTGTACGACAGTAGCAGCAGTCATTACAGACATTTCCATGATGGTCTGTTATGGTCCAACTGCATTCATTCGCAATAAGAAAGGCCACCAAATCGCCAATTTAAGAAATGAAGTTGGTGAATTGCGTTCTTTATTGGAAGCTCACAATGCGAATATGGTACATGAATCTTTTGAGCAGGTTCGTGATACAGAAACTTATATTCATGACCAACCGCGACCTGCGAGACGTCTACAGAACATTAAGTAAATTTCATGTTGCCATTAAGTTGTCCTTAAT